AACCAAGGACCATCAGGATTATTAGGAGTACTTGAAGTTCCTCCTCCACCTGTAGTTCCTCCTCCACCTGGAATACCAGAACCAATACTATTAAGTATATCATTGTCAAGTTCCGTTACTCCTTCCGTCACCCCCACTACTGGAGTCTCCCCCACTACTTCCCTCTTCAGCCTCTCTAACCGCTCTTCGGGAGATTCGCTCGTCCAAGTCCAGTCGCTCGTGGGTTGCGAGTAGATGTCTAATTGCCCTAATCCTACCCACACGATCACTACTATCAATGGCAGCTTTTTCATCGTCCGTCCCCTCAAATGCTTTGTCTAATGCTATATTCAAGTCATTCTTAATTGTCCACCTTACACTGTGCAATTGCTTCATAGCATCTTCGACAGCAACTTTCTCACTATCCACCTTAGCTTGTTCAACAGCGATCTCTTCAAGAGCTTTCTCTTTCTCTGCCTCAATAACCTCTCGCTGCTCTTCGAGTGCCTTCGTTGATCCTTCTGAGTATCCATCATTCCACGCCTTGTCAGTTATTCTAACATACGCAGCCCACAAGAATACTACACACGCACCGCCTATAATCAATCTAAGAGGACTAAGAAAAGGTAAGCCCCACATCTTCTATCCCCCTTATTTCTTGAGTGCCTGAGCTATATGCGTCAAAGCATTTCCACCCATCAAGCCAAGTGCAATCCACATACAAGCATTTATGATCTCCACCCACTCTGCGCCATCCACTTCATGAAATATAAGCGTGGTAATTAAAATCAACACCATAGAGCCGAAGGCTCCAATCATCTTTCTCCAGCCTAACAAAGTTCCGTTTCTATTTCCATTTTCAAGCATAATCAATAATCTCCGTTTGCCACTCTACCCCTCTTGCAAGAGATAGACCTACTAATTTATAAAATCTAATATATGCACTCGTACTGCTCGTAACCTTACCTTCTTCATCACCTAGATTAAGGTGAAGAACATCTCCAGGTAGCACACAGCCTGCCGTATCGTCATCATCATTCCCGATGTGATATAAGATAGCATCAAACTGAGGAACACCAACTATCTCAACCATTCCTACATGATTTTCTCGAATCCACAAGTTTCTATGCCTCTTATACTTATCATGCAACTTGCCTACTGTCCTTAACCTAAGAGGATACACACCAGCAAAGATTCTAGTCTCGCCATATTTTTTAACTGTACGAAACTCATCTTCAAGTGTCCCACAGATTAATGTACGAGGAGCATGATACAATAAACCAATTGTGGTTTCAAGAGCAGAGCTGATACGGATATGTTCTAGTTTTTCAGGCATTAGATTGATCCTTGGTCACGCTTATCTTCTCTCAAGCCTTTGCGGAACCAATAGTTCCACATATTAGCACATGACGTGCTACAAAATCTTCTATTCTTTCTATTCTTAGGAATCTCTTTGTTGCATTCTACACACTTCGTAACACCTATTTTGGACAGTCGATCCTTCTTACGCTTTTCATTATGCCACATAGTTGCACACTCTGGAGAGTGAAACATCTTGTTGCGCAATATGTACTTAGGAAAAGGGATACCAAACTCTTTCTTGCATTGTTTACATTTCTTGAATCGCCACAACTTAAAGACAGAACAGCGTTTGCCTTTATACAGAATAGGCTCCTTCAAAACAATCTTCGCGTTTCTATTAATTTCTCCCAACTTAGATCTACTTACTATCTGTTCAGTCATAATTGAACATATCCTCGTTGGTTTTAGCGAACTCTCCACGAATTACACTGACTGTTGCGTCATATGCTCTAGCAGCAGTGTCAACTGTAGCAACATAGCCTTGAGTTAATTCTATTATCATAATATATATGATAACATATTACATGGTCAATTGTCAACAAAATTTTGTTTACAACGCCGTAAAAGTTCTGGAAATGGAACAACCGGGGTAGTGCATATTAAAATCGTTCGTCCAAATTTGACCCCATACACAAGCGGGAATCAACACGTTAATTTTTGTGTGGTTCGTTCGGCATCTGAACTACTCGATGATTTCGACCTCTTGATTAAGTACGAGCAGTTCATACAACTTCACTAGCGTTGATGGAAGTTTGCCTGTTTGCTCAAGATCCTTAAGCCAAGGAGTTAGGTAATTTATATCCTTCTCATCAAGTATATACTCTGTGCCTATGTCTAATGATGCATCCCACATAGGGGCTTGTGCACCTTCAGGCTGCCTCATATTGATAGCATCCATGTCATGCTTCTTGAGTTCCATGCGATCCCTTAAAGACTTGATGATAATTAGATTCGTGTAGTTGTCTTCGTGCGGCAGTTTGCCTACAAGTGTAAGGCGAGGGTTGATTTTGAATTTGATTGTGACAGGAGAGATAGTTGAATCTTTCTTCGCATCTGCAATTTTGGTAACACTGTTCTTCTGGGCCTTAGCCATTTTGTCCGTCCTTTCTTTGCGGGTTATCTAAATATGCGCTTCGATTAAGTAGCAGAGATCTCTTCGACCTCAGCTGGATTCGCTCCTTTTCTAGTGGATTCTACATGATATACTAGCTTTCGTAGAGATCTCTTCACGGCATTCCGAGCAAAGGTTCTTCTGTCATTCTCGGTAGCATTCTCAATAGGGCCTTCCCATTGATCCTCAAAACCGTAGTGAAGACATAGAGCATTGACAACTCTATCAAGTTGATCGTCTGGAATAGTGATTTGAAACTGTGCCATTGTTTTAGTCCGTCCTTATAAATCAATAGGTTCTATTGCAGCACGAGCTAACTTCTCTTCGTGATCTTTAGTGATCTGACGAATGTAGTTACCAAGATGCTGATTCGCAAATTCAATCTTCTCTTCTTTCGTTTCGGGTATCTTATTAGTGCCAGCTCCACCAAAACCAAACTTATGAGGTTGATGAAACTGAGAAACTATTGCATCTAACACACGATCTGCAACTTCATCCTTAAGGTCAATAGTCAATATTGCCATGATAGTCCATCCTTTCCTTACTATTCCCTAGGTCCAATCTAGTGTCTTAGTCTGTACTGATCCTGTACCACCTGTCTTATACTTTACCTTAATAGTATCTGAGTCAAAGTATACTACACAACGATAATTATCTGGTGTAGGTGCAGATGGTTCATCATAGATAGTCAACCAATCGAAGTGAGGAGGTGACCATCCAGTAGGCTCATCGTCTCCATCAACAGGTGCGCCCTGTGCCACCCTTAGGAAACCTACAGGAGATACGTCATTAAACCACATGAATCTACCACTTCCATCTCTGTCCTGCATTGCTAGATAGCCAGGTATAGCTGTAGATGAAGTCCTTGCAACTAGTGCAATCGCTCCTGCATATGTTGTTTGGTTGCCTAGCTCTAACGCTGCAAGGTTCTCTCCTTCGTACTTACCTAACACACCTAAATAGTTAGAGCCTGAATATAGAGAGATAGCTTCGTCATAATTTGTAGGCTCGTCATCTCCAATAAGTTCAGATAAGGAGAGCTTATCAGTATATATCGTACCATCAAAGTACGCATCCTGAAATGGGAATGTTGTGTTGCCTAAGTCAACATTCATCACTCCATCATTTCCACCTAAATTCTCATGATAGCCTGGACGAAGTGTGGCATTTCCTTCACTCTCTAGTGTAGCCCAAAGTATTTGGTTATAATAATATGTTCCACTTGTAACAGCAGTTAACGCAAACTCAGCCACGCTCGCTGCCGCAACTCCCCTGCCGCCAGTTACAATATGAAACCACCCAGCTCCATTAACATTTGACTGCCCTGACATTGACAGGCCTCCGCCATAAGGATGATATGGTGAACTTGTTTCTATAGTTCCTCCAGCTATTGCTAACTCAGAAGCATTGCCTGATTCTGATGGGTAAATTACAAGAGACGCAACTTGATCGTCTCCGTCGAATGTAAGCCAGCCTGAGTCATCAGTAGCTAACTTCATCTCGAAAGTCGTTCCGCCAGTTCTTATGTCAGCAACAGTCTCATTTATTATGAACCGCTCAACTGATCCACTCTCCCAAAATCTGTGCTCCGACGCACGATATGCAATAGGTATATAACTCGCTGATCTATCATAGGATTGCACATAGCTGCTGCCACCTGAATAAAAGAGCTCAAGCCCTGCGCCAGTAGCAGGAGCGGTAGCAGTTCCGCTCACATTAAGTCTATTAAGCCTAGAAACTCCATCAACTACATAGATTCCCCAATTATATGTAGCTTCAGTAGCTACTCCAGCTAGGTACAATGCAGCTGAAGTAGTTATCGTAGCTCCATTATCAGTGATGTTAGGAGCGGCAATATAGATCCCACACATTCTGGCATTTGTACCAGAAGCACCTGAAGCCAGAATACCACCTACTGTCACCATATACTGATTCTCTCCAACAGCAGCTTGCATCGTGCCATTGAATAGATTACCGAAGCCAGCAGTTGATGTAACATTAGTGTAATCAGCATTGAATGTTATAAAGGCACTGGGAGATGGAGTTACACCAATACAGTGGCCTTGATCTCCAGCAGGAATGTGGACCTCTCCATCATCGCTAATAGTAGGATGCTGAGAAGTATAACCTTGAATAGTCTGCCCGTCTCCATCGAATCTAGCTATAGCATGATCTGTGTATCCAGATGAATAAGAGACATCTCCAACGCCTGCGCCAGATACAACAGACCATGTTACTCCACCTGAGCCATCAGTCTTCAGGTATTCATTAGCTGAGCCATCTGTATAAGGAAGATCATAACCTGTACCTCCTGATCCTGTGCCTATTTCTAGTACGGAGTCTGTGAACTGCATCTTCTGGTCTGTGTCCAGCAACATTGTTATGGTAGAGTATGGAGCACCACCATTATAGTCACTGTAAAGATCAATCTCGGCAATATTTCCGGCTCCATAGATACAGTACAGTTCCATATGGCTAAACTGTGTTACGCCATCATACCACATATAGACATTACTATAGTGTGTGGCATCGCCATAAGCGTAGAATCTAACATTATCTTGCCCAAAGATAGATGCTTCCAGCCACCTATTTGATGTAGTACCCATCCTGATATAGTCAGATCCATCAGATGCAGCGAGGAAATCCAGACCAATGTTAGTCGAAGGCGCACGAATAGAACCAGCACCAGTGAAGATAATCTCAGAAGGAGTAGCATCATCAGGAGCAAAGGTAATATTACCACCAGCTTGAATAGTGATACCTTGTGAACCAGTTGTTACTAAGTTACCTGTTCTCGACATGACAGATTCGAGATTGGCAAAGAAGCCTACAGCACCCGTCGTAATTCCACCATCTCCACGAGACACGAAAGCAGCATTGACTCCAGTCGAGGAGGAAGTATATGCCCATCCCAATACTTGGTGATTAGGCCCAGTAGGGTTATCGTTACTCCAAGATGCTCCTGTCCAGCGAGTGAACTTAACTGTGTTAGCGGTAATATCATAGTAAACATGATACACTACGTCGGCTGTCAGGCCAGAGATAGAGCTTGATCCTATAGAATCACTATTACCGTTATCGTAGTATATATCTCCAGCATCCCATGCTAGTGCTGTGCCAGAAGATGACGTGAAGTGGACAGTATGCGACGCGAAGCCAGCATCATCACTGACTATAGTCGTGTCAACTGCCTCTGGCTCAATGTCTGGAGTATCTATTCCACCGATAGTCTTAGCTACTGCAAACGATACAGATAGATTAGGAGTATCAGTAGCCGTAGCATAATGCCACGCAGTTCTGCCCTGTGTGTTGTGCACACGAGCTTTGAACTTCATGGTAGTTGCGTTCTTGATGTTCTCGTAGAAGTAATCCTGTACGTTTGGTGTAGTGAGAGACCATGTACCAGTTACAAATCTGTCAGTATGTACCCAGTACTCTTTATGGAACCCTCCATCAGCCACAGCGATCTGATAGACTGGCTCATCGTATATCTGCCAGTCATCTATAGGGTTACTCGCTGATGATGAAGGGTGAGCAACTCTGTATGTTCCTGATAGAGTAAGAGTGAATGGATTACCTGCTGTATTGGATGCAATCTTCCACTCTTGTATTACAGTCCCAGGTAGAGTATGAGAACCAGACTTCTTACCTATCCTAAACCAGTTACCTGCATTGGAAAATTCATTTACTGACGCGGAGTAACCAGATATCTCAACCAAGGAAGTACCCGTGTCAGCATAAGCAGTTTCACCTGAATCATCTAAGATAACAGTCTCAAGTGGTTCCGATTCAGTTGTTTTCCACCCAACAACCTGCAAGGAGAAGACAGAGTCTGCATTATCACCAAGCTGTATGCCAAATCTAACTTGATTACCCGGGATATCTCCTTCATCACCACCAGCAGGAGGAGTAGCTTGAGTGTAAGCATTAAACTTCTCAATTGTTGCTACGTCAGCATCAGGTGTCCACCCTGGATAACCTAAATCAGGAACATCTTCAATTGGTACTTCTAAGGAAATAGGAGTGGTCCAATCAGACCATCCGTATGCGTTCTCTATAGCGAAACAAATCTCGAACCTGGCACCTTTAGGCAAAGGAAACGCTGAGATGTCAAAGGTACCTGACTCAAAAGGATAGCCTTCAGGACTAATAGGAGTATGTTCTACATACTCTCTTGCATTGAATGTCTCAGCTTCCCATTCAGATCCTGTAAATGGATCATCTAGCGTTCTGTCGAAACTAGCTCCATCTGCATGTTCTCTATACTTGAATCTCCCATTGATTATGCTGTCGTATCCTTGTGCTCCCCAAGAGATTATATAGTAGACACGATCTCCTACATCTCCTTGTAGAAGTATCGCAGATACAATATCACCGTGGGCAACTACATCTGTGTCGTTTATACCAGTTGTCAAATTGACAACAAGCACAGTACCACCGTCAGATAGACCCCAAGCAGAAGCATCCGATTCACTATTTATCTTTCTTGCTCTAGCCCAGTATTCTCCATCGCCATAGTCGTTTACGGCAATCTCAATATGTGTAGGGAACTGATATAGAGTATATGTAGTAGTGTTGACAAGTGTGTCAGATCCAGGATACGGCTCAGTTGCGTCAGGTGTTGCGTCTGTAGCATGGTGATATAGTTGTACCTCGATGGATGCTACATCTTTATCAATGGTGTTCGACGTGAGATCACGAAGTACATCTACGCGTAACTTATACTTACTTGACTGAGTTAGATTTACAATAGGAGCAGACGGAGTTGCAGTAGGTCCACCAGTCGAACTGATATACCTAGGACCAACCTCGTTAGATAAGTCAGATGCAGCCCAATTGACAAGCACAGCTACGACACGAAAGTAGAAAGGAGTCTCACCTCGTACATATGTGCCATCAGTTGGCGCCCATTCAGCTTCCCAAACTGTTGGCTTATCTCCATCTTCGAGTCCTCCCACACCACCCATCATTCTTCCAAGTGTGGAGTCGTTTATAGTAACTCCAGAGGAGGTCTTATAGTAGAACCTAAAACCCTTAAGAGCTAAATACTCATCATCAGTTCCACTCCATTGCCAGTGGAACCTAAATGATCCATCTCCTGAATTAACATTGAGACTACTTGGTGTTGTGACTGCTGAGAGAGAAGTGAGTGTTCTAGAATTAGTAGGTACGCTCCATTTAAGAAGACGAATCTCAACACCAGAAGAGTGAGCAGAACGAGCTGACCCATGTGCGCCTCTCTCCTCAAAGGTCAATCCCCAGGGCGGAGTAGAATCAACTGATGAGATAACGCATATCTCTGAGTCATCAATAGAAACTACATCGCCAGCCTTGAACATAGTAGAATCATCTGGCGTATCAATAGCAACTGTCAGCTCCGCGTCATCGTCTGCTAATGACTCAGATGTATCTACTACATAGTCTGTACGGTTTAATTTGACAGTCTGCCCTTCGCCCTGCTCATTGTACGACACATAAAATAGATCGTACTTTTCAGAATCAGGATCATGCGTAACTTCAAATGCTCCTAATGCCTGTCTTCCGTCAGCACCTACATTCTCGTCTGATCCCTCTTCGTTGAGCATCTCATTACCAAGGCGGATTGCCTTAGGTGATTCGCTACGAAGCTTAAAATAAACCTTACAGCTTTTTGGTCGTCCTCTTACAGCCATAGTGTCATCTCAGAAGTTTACCCATTCAACTTTTATATCAGTTTCATTAGATCAATACTATCTACCAGAGCACATATGCTCATCCAATCAATACTACTACACTAGCAGTTCTCTCATTCGCTGAACCATCTTCCACGTGCAATTTGCATATGTAAAGACCTGCACTACCGAATGAGATTTGAAATCCTTGAGCTACGAGAGCTAAGGACTCGCCGTCTACTATATTATAAGTCTCACCTATATCCCAATCATCATCTGTACCACCAGACAAAGCAGCGCTAATATCAGTAGAAGTAACTCCGGTAATAACCGCTTCAGATCCATCCGTTATATTCTTAGCTATATCCGTGTCGATCCTAATAGCCAACTCAGTCCAATCAAGCGCACTATTCTTCAACGTCGCTGAGTTGTTTGTAGTAGTATGAGTGCCTGACCAGATAACATCTCTAGTGATAGCAGTCTTAGCAGTGGTCTGGTCTCCTGATACAGAATAAGAGATAGCATCTATTTGAGTAGGATCAGTAGCGATAACTATGTCGGCAAACGGACTCATGTTCTGGTCAATATTACCATGCTTCGGGCGACCTACTTTCAAGGAGCAAGTCACAAGTGTAGATACAATCTCTACACCATCGGCATCTGTAATTTCCAGATCATATAAAAATTCGTCGAAAGTTGTCACTACAACACTATATAGCTTAGCCTCCGATAGTAAGTCGGTATAACCTGAAGCCGTCAACGCAGTCCAGCTTCCGCCATCGACTCTTCGTCGTATAGCAGAAGGCTCTTTATTCCTACCTGTCCCTGCATAGGGATATACTCTGTCTCCTAAAAGACAGAATTGCTTACGCCCACCTATCTCTTGCTTCTCAGCTTCGAGTAATTGTATATTTAGTACGTCAACAGCAGCAATCGGTGTAGACATATAGTTTAAGCTCCAGTAGGATCAATATCAGGCCAAGTTATCTCGACATTAATATATTCTCTCAAGTTACCATTCTCATCTATTAGGACAGTTGAAGAAGCAGTTGAAGGTTCTACGAATGCAGCAGGCAGAGCCTTCTCAGTACCTCCTCCAGTTGTCAAAAAGAATTCACCAAATGACCTAGCTGAGTCATCATATATTGAGTTTATATGTACTTTGCACTTAAAAGTTATTTGGTAATCTTCCGCCATCGTTTTCTCTAGTACGCGAAAGAACAGTGCCCCATCCTCAGACACTGTATCGTCATCCATCAGCCTCAGGTTATACATACTAAACTGATTAGAGTCTACAGCTATAATATCTCCTGGCTGAATTACATAACCTAGCTTCAGCGAAGTATTAAATTCGCAGAACAAGTTCTGGATAAATGTTTCCCTAGCTCTCAATGCTAGAAGACGAACCGCTTGCCCAATATAAGTAGTAAGGTTAAGGTTGACATCAGCATTGTCTACCTCTCTATCCCCAAGGTCCCCATGCAAGATAGCTCTTCTTTGCTGAGCTTCCTCACTATACACCGTAAGGTTAGTTTCGAGAAAATCTCTTTGCTGATCCGAGAACTTAACTGTGAATTGATTAGCGATCTCAGTATTATTCTCTTGCCAAATCCGTAGCGTACTTACGCCATCAGAGGTTCTTACAATATTTCGTGCAGTGCCTCTATCAGTAAATACATAGTCTGAGGCAACAGTATCTAGCTCAGCAGCAGTTAGTGCTTTACGAATAATAAACTCAATCTGGCCTCCATCCGATTGGCGAAATGTACCATTACAATTCTCTAGCACACGCTCAAGCATCTCTCCAACAGATATATCATCTGCTAAGGGGCCATTAGCCTTAAAGCGAGCAGCAGTCCTCTGATTAGTAATGGTAAATGCGTCACCAGGCTGTCCTTCTTTACCAGAAGGAAAGTTCTGATCTAGCCTAATCATCACCCCTGCTGGTGCATCATATGTATCTTCGTATTCAGAAGGAAGATGATGAATACCAGTAACATATCCGTAGAATTGGCGATCTTGTCCCGCATCAAAGTAGCGATTGCCTGCGATAACTGCGGACCACTCTCTAGTTGCCGTAGTAAAGTTAATCTGCCTACCATTCATTGCGCCATCAGCAGCTATGAGACTCTCTGTGAAGAACCAATTATCACTGTATTCTACTTCCTCATGCACATTGTAATTACTTAGAGAAATTTGACCAGACAACTCAGAAGACTGGACATCTACATTAGGGATTATTTCTTCGCAATATGCTGACTCTGTAATAACGGAAGATACGTCTATTCTACCTTCACTGATAGAGGCTCCCCATCTAGGATCTATACATAGATTATAGGCAGCCAAGATAGGATTAGGAAACGAAGTATACTTGAGATCCGTACCTGATGTGAAGCTAAATCTTAGCCCATCTCTTAACACAGGATGTCCATTTGGTAACTTAGTCATCAATCCCCATATATCAAAGTTACCAGTAAGTGCGGATGTATCATCATTATCTGTTTGAATTCGTCCTCTAACAAATACACTCCCAGACACGGAGATCCCATCACCTTTCCCTGAATTAACTAGCCAAGGATGCCCAGCGTCGATAGTCTCTCCGTGTCTGTTCGCTCCGGAACCCGCTCCGTATGTGTCGATGACTGTGTTTCCGGATCTCCAGCCTACTGACTTTCTCCTCCCTGTAGCACGTCGTATTTCTCGCCCAACTCGCTCATTGATGGCCCGAGAATCTTCAATACCATTAGGCTCCCATGTACCCCATCTCCAGAAGGCATCATTCTGAATCATGTCATAAGTATTTGACTTATCAGGAGTACCATCATCAATAGGCTGCCCATTAATATCTACAACTTTGACGTCTTTGATCTCTCCTTCGCATATCAAAAACAAACCATGCTGAAAGTCTCCTGCGGGAGCATAGTGGAGACTAGGAATATCTGAGAGGCGATAAAAGCCGAAGACGACAGGAATAATTTCTCCGTCGAGAGATTTGTTGTTCTTGGTGACTCTGTAAAAACGATCATTGTCTTGGTTGTCAGGCAATCTCCCTGAGTATGTAACTTTAGAAGAAGCAGCATTACCCGAGAAGTACCTTCTCTTATCTCCAACACCAGTCTCATCAGCATCGTGAGGACCAAACATACCTCTAGATTTACAAGCAGCAGGAGTTTTAGAGCAATATGTATATGCTGGACCTAAACCTATCTCATCCGTAGGTATAAAATTAGCAGTTCCACCTTCTCCTGCAACTACATTAATAACTGTGCATTGTGTATCAGAGTCTATAGTAGATACCACAGCAAAAGCATTGCGAGTCCTATTCCAAGCAATCCAACCGGGCTGAACCACTCCACTGAAGCCACCTGTTGAATAGACCACTGTATCACTTTGAGAACCAGCAGTACAAGCAAAAACGCCAAAACCACTCTCATCAGGTGTATCATCCTGTGTAGATACATCAGGTAATCCTCTCCCCTCAGAAGGACAATAAGGACAATCTGGTCCACCGAAGATAGATGGGCATGTGAAGACTAATTTTCTTCCAAACCTACGCCTAAGATTCGCTATCCCAAATTCGATTTCCCATGAGATCTGGTAGTTCTCCCAAATAGGTTGTAGACCAGTGCCTTCCCATCCTTTGTATGCCTCTTTAATTGAAGGAAATAATTGCCAATTGTAAACCTTAGCTCCTTCAAATCGAGCCATTCCAATCTCTCTAGCTATCTCTGATAAAGCACCATCTCCATCTGATACATCTATATCCAACGAATCATTTTCTGCGCCAAGCGACCATGATCTACTACCGCTTTTAATTACTCTGGCTTCGAATTCATCTGGCGTTATATTAGTAAGGAATTCTACAGAAGGAAACCATGTACTATCAACTTCGTGAGTAGACCAATATCTGCGGTAGCCATTACCAAAATCGACGACGAAGAGATCTATAACTGCAAGTGATGCAGCACCTATCTCAGTTTCTATATTAGCAGATATGTCAAGGGTCATTATGCACTTACCTCAATCAAGTCAAGACCAAACTCGAAGAAGCACTGTTGAAACTGTTGCACAGACATCATAGGTTCGTTCCATCTTACAAGATATCTACCTGTAGTATTAGTAACAGTCTCTCCTCTACCATTAGTATGAGGACCGCCACCTGGCACATCTGATCCAGTCCACGTTACCAGTGCGTCATTCTCCATCTTATTATACCAGTAAAATGGATTCCATTGAATTGTGTCTGCTGAAGAATCATAGAACGAATCCTGGAAGAACTCCCATCCCTTCTTGAACTCATCCTCTAAGAGAGCATTCTCAGACCGAGGAGAATTATCCCACGGCACTCTAGGATACTTTACCGTAAATCTATTCCGCCCTACATACTTAGTCACTCCACCCATACCATCTGCTCTGGTATACGCAAGATCTGTAACGATTCGCTGCTCTTGCATAGCACCAAAGTTATGTACGACGGCATCTACACGCAAAGAATGAGTAGCTGGAACGACTACAGTAGTTACCGGAAATATAGGATAGTCACTCATTATGGTTTACCTTGTAATGATTTAGCTAATTGTTGATTTGCTCCTGCTTGTGAACCAGTACTAGCTTCCTTAGCCACGATAGGTAAGAAACCACCAGCTTCCTTACCACCCTTCTTAACTACGACTCCTGCGGGAAGAGTACTAAACTGAGCCAGAGCCATAGCAGCGGCATCATTCTGTCCATACGCGCCTTGTTGCGAATTAATCATAGCTTGATTGAATGAGAATGATGGAGTCTCAGCAGGACCTCCTCCGCCACCAGCAGATGATGCCGCTGTAGCTCCTCCCCCATTCATAGCATGCCCAAGTGCAATCAGCCCAGCACCAATAGCAACTAATTTAATCCCTCCAGCGACGTGCGATTTATTATAAGGAAAGATACCAAAGGCACCTGCAATAATTGCGACTGTACCCATTGCTATAGCTAAGTTACCAATAGCAATAATCATACCCCCTATAGCTTGACCAAAACTCTGCTGCCCAGTAATTAATCCCTGCATAGCATTAGCAAAAGCCTGCCCAAATCCAGCGATTAGCGGCAAGGCCTGAGCTTGTATCATCTCAACAAACCCGCTCATACTCGCTGTTGCATTGTCAGCAACACTACCAGTTTCTTCAGAGTTTATACCCGCAGGATCATTCAGTGTACTATTCACATCCTTCAGGGCTGAATTGACTTCCTTGAGACTCAGTACCCAATCATAGAAAGCCTTAACCATAATAGACTGTATAATATCTGTTACGGAAGTTGCATTGAGAATCAAATTCTCCATTTCAGAGTTGACTGCAACTAGCGCAGTAGATATGGCTTCCATGTCATCAGGCGTACGCGCAAGACCCTTCAAACCTTCTAATCTACTACGCTCTCCAACGAGCCCTTCAAAGCCTACTCTTCTAGATCCAGTAACTACACCTTCTTTTTCGAGACGGAAGCGGCGAATAATTTGCCGAGACTGCCTTAGTCCTTCTTCTAATTTAAGCTGGGCTGTCAACAACCCAAGCTGTCGCTCCATCTCCCTAGTGCGCTGGTTCTCTGTACCTCTGATTGTCTCAGCAGAATGTTCTGCCCTTATCATTGCAAGTACATGCTTACGAGTAATTTCCTCTTGCCTCTCTCGCTCAAGTGAAACTTTCTCCTCAACCGTCAATGCCTTATTCAATCCAGATACCTTAACAACTTGAGCCTTGAGTAAAGAATCAGTAAATGCAATATCCTTCTTGACTTGTCTCTCACGCAGCTTTAGTTCAAGATCATATGTCTTGATGATACGTTCTCGTTCCTTAACCATCTTCCTGAAATATACCAACTGCGCGCGATCAGTTATCTCTTTCACAAACTTGGCTATATCTTCGTGCTCGAATTTTTTCCCCTCTGCATTAGCTTCCGTCAAGAGCCTAAGCAATCTAGCCATGCCCTCATTTACCGTCTCTATATCTGTAACCGAGAAAGGAACAGCATCTAAAGGCTCTTCACCTTCGCGTTGTGGCCCATAGAAAGGTATAAAATTTCTCTCTGGTGTAACAAAGAACCGATCAGACTGTCCCCTTCCAGCTTCCTTAATTAGATTCTGTCTCTCCTTAATAGTTAGGTTCTTAAGCCTCTGCGTCAGCTTCGTCAGCACCGTATCTGCAGTCTCTACTCCCTGATACATATGGTCCCATTTTTTACCTGCTTCATCAATTAACTTCTGCTGAGACTCGATATACTTATCAGTTATCGCTGATAGCCTATCCCACAAAGATACGCTGTCTTCCATATTATCTACTGCACTAAGCAAACTTCCCTTTTCTATACCTATCCCACGCAAAAAAGCATCACTTAGTGCTGCATATTCTGGACCTATCTCTGCGATAAGTTCGCGCTGTGCAGCGGTAACAGTTTTAGGATCTACACCTGGGAAAGATGCTACTGCCCGATCTAACGCTGCACCTGTTAGTGGAGGAGCATTTCTTGCTTCTATAAGGATGTTAGTAATGTCTCGGAGCTTGTCGAAGAAAGATAATGGAGGGATAAGAGTTTGAGCTATCGCGCTGTCTGTAAAATCGCTTCCACCCGCAAAGGGATTAAGAGATGCCTCGGCAATTCCAGCTTTAATAGCAAGCCCAACATCCCGTCCTAGTTGTATAATTATTTCCTTACCTATCAAGCTGACCAACGTGGACATATAAGTTACCACAGCTGCTATTAACCTACCCTCAGTCAGCAGAGCAATGATATCCTTGAGCGCAGCAATTAGTTGGTTAACAGCTTCGCCTACAGCAGCACCAAGAGCAGGTAGATTTTCCGCTAATCTAGATATACTTTCCTCTAGATTATAAAAAATACCCTCCACTGAATTCTCTCCACTCACAACCCGCGCAAAGTTATCCCACCCAGCAAGAAGCCCAGCAGATAGCTTTCTAGTCATGTTCGCGATGGATCTTGCAACTGGGCTACCTGGTTTCTGAATTTTATCCGCTAGGTCAGCCGTAGCTTCGCCTATTTCACGCAGTACAGGACCAAAAATCTCAATTTGAGCAACTTGCCATATTGACTGGAACGTAGTCTTAATACCTTCAAGAGTACGTCCAAATCGAGCTGTAGCAGCAGAGAATCCAGGTAGTATGTCAAGAAGATCCTTTGATAACGTACCTGTCTCACGCCAGACTGCTAATTGCTTTTTCAATCCTCCTTCGACCATGTTATCTATCAGTTTAGATAACTGTGATGTAGGACGAAGTGTTCCCTGGAGAAAGTCTCTTATTTCCTGAGTAAGCTGCCTAGTTCTATCCTGTCCAACTGTAACAGATGCAATGGCATTAGATAGCAGAATGACAACATCGACTGCCTCTTTCCAATTCTTAGTGTACTTAGGAAGCCCTGCACCTAGAGCAGCCTGCATAGATAACTGCAACTCTTCAAACGACGCTATACTTTCTTTGTTACGAGCGATCAAGGCGCGTTGTATTTTATCGGCAATACCTCCAGCTACAATAAAGTTCTCATTTACATCGCCAGAGAACTTAAACATACTGGCAAGCAGAGCTTGTAGACCTAGAGTCGTTTTCTGAAAATTAGCTACCGTTACTGTCGCGTTAGTGAGGAGCGAGGTAATATTCTGGACAGTGTTTCTTATTAAATTAAGTGCCGCAACTATAGTACCGAAAAATGCTGTAATAGCAACACCAGATACAAGAGCCTTACCAACTGTTCCACCAATAGCAGCAGGAGATAATGCTTGGCGAAGAGAGCCACGAAAAGTATTAGCTTTAGCAGTCCCTTTGTCTAACTTACGACTAACATGATCTATAGCCTGACCAGTCTTCCTTCCTGCCCTAGTCATCTCATTAGCAGTAACCTTAGCCGTGACTCCCGTCTTCTTCAACTCTTTATTGACGCGACGAATCTTAGTCTCAACTAATTGACCACCTCTGAGCTTAAACTCAACTATGGCATCTGCATTATGTCGCCCGACAGTAGCTAATAGGCTGTGACCTAGCCCTCTTCCTGTACCCATATATTTGATCCTCTAGAAAATCTAGAACCTATATACTATATAACTGTAGAAACTAAAACTTATTAATTGGAGCTCTTCCTGCCCCTTGACCTTTTATCTGGCTCTTAGCCATCTGTCTTCTCTGTTGTTCTTGTTGTTCGTGCATCTTAAATGACTGTTCCGCCTGCTTTAGGCCAATCTCTTCTTCAATTGCCATTATGCACTTTAATCGTTCATAATCTAAATCAAAAGGATACGATCCATGCACTTCCCGCCAAGCGCGTAAATGAAAACATCTCTGTGTAAGCGCGACAGCCTCTTCTCCAAACTCATCGCAGAGAGCGTCGTAGAACTCCTCAGTTGGAGTTGTTCCCGGCGCCCTCTCCCCGTCAAGGTATTGCTCTCGCAGAAGGTGATCAGACTCAATCGTTAAGTCGTCTTTTTCGTACGGGTTGATTGAGAAGTCTGTCCCTTCCCTAATGATTCGTCTTGCGATGAGTCGGACTTTTTTACCGATTCAGTCTCCCTTCCACCTAACTTACCTAGTAAGGTGATTACAGCAGACTGCACATGCTCAATACCAATTTCATCTTCGAAGTATCCATCCCAGTCGTTCGCGCCTCTATCGACTCCTTCGAGATCCTCATATCCTTCCAATTTGTCAATATGACGTGACCAGAACTCATAGGTCATCCGCAAAACCTTACGTCCCTTTGATCTCCCTGTCAGTTTGTCTGCAAGCTGTTCCCTTGCTCCAGGTGTGGGACGCTTGAAGTGATGAACTACCGCAACTTCATCTTCATAGACATCACCTGTTTCGGTGTCCTCATCTTCAATTATAAACAATAGCGCAACAGGAATAGTCTTTGGCACTAAAGACTTCTTAAACATGCTGTTTGCCTCCTTCGGCTTAGAGAGTTAATAGATAGAAACACAAGTAACATTATAACACAAGTGGATGACAAAGACAAGCAAAACGATGCGCTACCCGTTGTCTGAACTTTTGGCAACAACTTTAAGACAACGACCTAGGCGGAGGTGTGATAAAAGCGGGACATCGCACAATCTAATAGCTAAAGGCTAAAGATTTTGGGAGGCTGGTGCCTGTCCCGCAACAGCAGGCAGCCTCCCATATCGGCCTCAGGACGGACAAGCGAGTTGGGCCGAATCCTGAATATTTCATTACTGAACTAGATTACCGCTGCATCAGCAGTAGTGATTTCAAATTTAATTGGGGCTGTCTCCGTTGAATCATAGAACAGTGCATAGTCTAACTGAAAAATGCGCTCTGTTCCGTCATATGACTTGGGACCAATTTCCCAAAGATGCTTCGGGAAAGTAATAATGGTATCAGCATCATTAGTAGTCAATGTCGGTCCACCTAGAGTAAGCTCTGAAACCATCATGTCTTGATCGGCAGCATGAACATACTGTGCAGTTGTCTCATCGCCAAGTAAACTCAATGACATCGTGATCTCACGAACACCATATTCGAGCTTCGGTAAAACTGCTGCTGTAGCCCAATTTGTCGCTTTTGCTTCATCAACCAATAAGTTATTATTGATAGTCAGCTCGAATGAACGAAGAATGGTCTTAAAAGATGAGAGAGATCCAACAGCATAAGTATCTTCCTTAATCTCGACATCCTTACCGAAGTAGAACGACGAAGTATGGAATGATGCTGGTACTGATATAGACGAGCCATCAGACTCAGATCCATCAGTAACCCATGTCACATCCATAGTGATTCTGCCTCGATCAGATCCCCTGATGGTCACCGAATCTACGCAACAACCCTTGTACTTGGTATTAAGCGCAGATGTACCTGAGAAAAGAATTCCAAAGGTACGAGAAGGTAGTTGTGCTCCATCAGCACATATATCCATAGGTAGGATGGTGTGTTGATACTCGGTGTCTTGCGCGGCTGATGCTACATCACCTAGAGCTGACGCGATCACATACGCCATAAACTCTGCACTTGCAGGAATGTTGGTTAGGGGAATCGAGCGATTGTCAAAGATGACTTCATAAGCATTCACGTCTTCGAGCCATTCGTGCCCCTTCAGAAGATCTCGATCATCCTGAATATCCTGTGAGTGGTCAGCAAACACAGGATCGACGAGACTGAACATTTCAGTCAAGCTTCCATCAACAGTCGCAGTCCCGTATGATGTTTCATCTGTCAGCGAACCTACTAATCGTTCGCATTGTGGTCTGCTTCCCATATTACTATTTCTCCTCTATAGTTAATTACTTAGACTTCGAGACCTTCTTCGCCGCTACTTTTGTAGGAACCAGCTCCATATCACATCGGCGCATTATCGCTTTCGCGTGATCAGGCTCGACCTCAAACACGGACTTATTAATATCGAACTTATACTCTGTTTGCCCAGCAGTATATCTAAGGCACACGCGCTTAGTTTGTACGGGCTTACCTCGTCGATTGACTGTAACTTCTGACTCTTTACGCCTTAGTTTAACAGTTGTTTTCTTGGTAATCATAATCCGTCCTTTTCTCTATTCACTTACTCTTATCTATTACCGAAACGCGTAGCTACACCAATAGGATATGTAGTGACATGACCTTCAAGAGATCTAATAGCACGCCCTATCCCACCACCTGCACCAGTCGTAAATCCTCCATCAAGATCCAAATTGATACGACGTAGAGCTGTCATTGGCGCAAGACCTCTTTTCCATTCAGCGTCTATTAATGTCTGAATAAGAAAGTCAAGAGAATCTGTACGCAATGCACGAATGAATCCTTGATAATAAGGAGTACGCTTATCGAACAACTCAGTTAGGGCAGGCCTCAGAAAGGATCTACCACTATAGAATTCATGATAAGCTGCGTACGGAAATCCAGTATTAGGATTCACCGCATCTGCTGATATTTTCAGAGTTAGATCAGAGAATTTCCTGGCGGTATCTAGCTGAGTAGTGTCAGCTTTAATACTATTTTGAAGATCTCCGCTCTGTACTTTCAGTACAACACCATCAACGAGTTCTTTAGCGCGAGCTTCCCACGCTTCACCCATAGCCTTTAAGACTGCGCGACCTCGTTTTAGTGTAAATCTAGCCATATTCGTTAGCTATTCCCTGTCTCAAACGTCAAAACTGCTACTACATACCCAATATCGCTTCTATCCTCATCCTCGTATGGATATACCCTAGCAGCTACCAAGCTGAAACACGCATCTGTGAAAGTAGTATATCCATCTCTAAGAGCCTGCATAAGTTGGTCGATTAAGTCAGCAACTTCTAACTGTAAATCCTCACCTTCACACTTACACATCCCTATCGCGTAGACAGGAACTCCTGCTACAATTTCAATATCGCCAGCAAGAGCAAAGGAGATCTCTTGAGGACCTAGCCCCACATTCCAATGAGGAAAGGCTTCTCGCCCTCTTTGTGTCTCCGCTGTCAAATCTTCAAGCGTCCGAAACCTGTTAGAGACATTTGGAAATGTGCCCCGCATAACAGTTGTTACAGAGTCTATAACTTCCCTTCGCGTAGCCATCTATGCTAATCCAGTTCATCAGCTTCGGTCGAATTAGTTCTGTGGACTGCCTCATTTACTGAATCAGTCATCCCAACTCTAATACCTGGCTTAAGCAGGTCTGTGTCATCGTTAAACGTATCCTTTTGATCTTTGGTAATAACCGCCCAGAGTGCGCTTGTGCTGATCGTCCGGCGACGAAACTCCTTGGCGAGCGTCTTGTAGGTTAACCAGACAGAATCTATATCTACTAAATTACCTCTTACTCTAGATTTAGAGTCACGAGCAAACTTAGCAGATATCGCGTCACAAGCATCTGCGCAAGCACGAAAGATATCACTACTTACGCGAGATATAAAGAAAGAAATCTCCTCATCTGAGAGGAGTTGCCTTTCTGGATTAGTATCCCCGATCCAAAGTCTAACCTTATCATTATTAGAGTTCTCCGGATCGCCGCTATAGGTCCACGACATTATCTAAGATCCTGGATCTGGTCTCTCATGGCATCAGGAAGAGTAGAGATTACCTCACGATCCTTCACACGATCTCGCTCAAGTACAGTAGAATCATGTACGCCACAAAGATCTAGCCGTCGATGATTCTGTAGCTTCCTAGCATCAGCATAGGAGTTACCACACTTGTCGCACTTGATCACATTTTTCTTCGCTTTCGCATCTAACGGGTGAAAGCGATTAAGGTTAATCAAGAGCTGATCGTTAGGCAGGTTCTTTAATCGTGTGAGAACCTGCCCCCGATGGAGAACGTAAACTTTACCGTCCTTCTTACCATAGCCAAAAGGAAATGTTGCTTCGTACACAGTGTCCGTCCTTTCTGTTAAGAACCTACGCTACAACAGCATCCATGAAGTAACCAAGATCCGTGCAACAAATTACATGGTCGATGTTGAAGTATCCCTCGATACGGGTAAAGCGTTTCCACTCATTCCGCAGTCTACGGATAGTAACTGTTCGACCCTGCCGAGCCCAAATGAACGACAAGAAAGCCGTAGGAGCCAGAAGACCGGGCTTAGCTACCTGATACATCAGGAGAGCGTCTTTCCCATAGTTGTAGGCATAAGCTGCGGTTGCGCCTTCAACATTGGTAGCCTTCAATGACTGCCCGATAACTAACTTATCGAGTTCGAGCAACGATGCGACCAAATCTTGAGTAAGCACGCCCTTTGACGTGTACTTAATCAGTTCGATCATGGTTGGGTGATGTTTTAACTGACGCCAGACTTGACGCCCGAGCAACATCGAATTTGGGTCATAAGCAGTGACGCTATGAATAGCATCTCGACCGTCTTCAACATCCATGATAGGATTTGAGGAACCCCAATCGTCCCACTGATTAAAGTCGGTCCCACCTACAACATCCGTTGCCCACTTACCGGTTGCGAAGATATCTGCCGCAAGAAGTACGTCCTTCTTGAGCAACATTTTATGGTTGACGAAAACGCGAGCGTCATTGTCAACCCGAAAGGGCGCATCTGCGTTGTTTCTGACTTCATCGGGAATGTCCTTATGAAAGCCATACTCCTCGCACCGATACGCAGACGTGCTTACCCTGAATCCGCTACCAGCAGTCTCAGTGGCAGGCGCACGTCTTTTCGCTTCATCACGGAAGAAATCTTCCTTAGTGTAAGTAGCATACGTGTTGGTCTGGTTCTCCACTTGGATAGCCGTAGTCAACTGCGATGCTACGAAGTTCTTCTCACTTTGGATGTACGCGATAGACATATTGCTAAGCGGTCTATCGGTATGCACATCGGCTACATCTGGTCGAAAAGGCATTTTGTATTATCCTCCTTCTATCTCGATATTCCGATTAGTTTAAGACTGAGCTGCCCCAGCATATATCCTGGAGATATGAAGCTCAACTTCAATGAGTTCGTTATTTCCAGTTGCGCCAAGAGTCGCAGTACACATACCAAGCACGGTGACAATATCTCCATCTGAATGAAGCAGAGGAACTGCTTTACCAGCAGAATCAGCCGTCACCCATGTACCAGCAGCAATTGACACAGTTGCAGGGCGCACGACCTTAACTTTGCCACGAATAGCAACGGAGGCCATCTGCCCTGCCGCCGACGGTTTATTCTGCAAAACTCCAATGATATTATCAGAGTCAGCAGCCGCCAATGCAGCAGTATCATCCGTACCGTTAGTGGCTACAATAAAATACTGCTCATCTGACAGATCAGCCGCAGCCAGGTACGATCTTAATTCAAGTCCTTCTTGAGTCGCCAATTTAATTACCTCCTTCTAGGCTTAGTCGACTTCTTCGTGATCGCCCACATTAGGAACACGGCCTACCTGGGCATCGTAGAGATCAGGATTGTCCTCATATGCCTTCGTGAGAACTTCCTCTTCACTCAGGTCAGGATTCGCTTCCCTAATTTCCTTCGTGATCTTCCCTACTCGCTCGTCAGCAGATTTCTCTACTGGAGTACGTCCGCTGCCAACGGTGTCAAACAGGGTATTATCCTGAGCCACCTTGTCCAGCTTCTGCAGCATCCCGACAACTTCCTCGTAGCCTTCAGTACCCTTCAGGGCACCAAGAGACTTCGTCAACTCCTCAGCTTCGACAGGCAAGAACTTGAAGCTAGTTGCAGTCGTCTGAATCTCTTCGGCTTCTCGAGCTTTCTTGTCATCTTCAATGGACTTCCGCAGATCCTCAATCGCCTGAGTGTTCTCTGCGTTAGCAGCACTCTGTGACTTCAACAGTTCTACGACCTCTTCAGGCAGCTTATGCTCCTTGATGACATCTTCGACAGACGGCTCAGTTTTGGTTTCTTTCGTCACCTTCTCTGAATCGTCATCCTCAAGATCATCAACAGCAGGAGCAGCCTTCACGAGCTCTGGGTCTTCGAAGACAGCATTCAGCTTCTCCTTCAACACGTCAATAAAATTCGGCATCGTTTTTGAATCCTCCTCTTCAGTGTCCTCTGCCTTGAAAATCAAGAACTTCCTTTTATTCGCAGCCTTACGAACAAGGGCTACTTTCTTTATCTCCAAGTCGTGCATAAATTTCTTAGGCATACAGAACCTCTAAAGTTTGCAAAATTGCGTTCGCCATCTTATCGTAATCTGGGGCATCTTCATTAGACGAAAATATTGCCTACCAGAGATGCCCCAAAGCGACAGAGACGAAAAGTTTACCCATTCAACTTCTGATATCTACGCTACCAAAATATCTCCTTTCCTTTAACGATATGCCCACGCGCCAAACTGTTTCACATCAACAGCCTTCACAGCCGTGGAAGTGGACTCGATTCCAAACACTGGAGTACACTCTTCATCAACATCGAGCGCGATTGCTTGTGTGGCAACTTGTACCTTATCTAAGAAGAAAATCGCATCTCCATCGGCAGCCACTTCCATCCGAACTCTCTGATAAGTACCAGCTGCTGGGACGTTAGTAGAAGTGTCAACAGGAGGAGCTAGCGTTGCAGCAGCATTACTCTTGTTATAAGCAAAATACCAACGGTCACCGTCAGTGTAACCAACATCGAAGTGACCTAAGACGAGATCATCTTGAACTAGAGTAGCAGTCACAGTAGCACCGGTAACTGGTGGATCAAGAGCATCTGCTGCTGTACCAATGAATCCACAGTAGACATTCCTTAGTGTGATTGCTGTGACATTGGTGAAGATACAATCTACAACCAAGAGTTGATGCTGATCAGGCTGCATAACTCCAGCAGCCATACCAAGATTGATCGTGTGAGAAGCTTCATTAGTGGTCGTCAATCTCATGGCGGTTCCACCTTCGCCTGCGGTCTGTGCGACTGCACCAGAATCATTCTCAGCTGCTCCCTGACCAAAGATCCTGACACCTGAACCAGCTACAAGTACACCAGCAGCAGAACCAGCATGAGCAACTCCAACACCATCACGCCAATCTGTCTGGACACCGAAAAGAGGACGCTGGTCCAGAGTAATAGGAGTGAAATAAGGACTCAGGAGAGTACCTTCATTCACGAAGACAACTCCATTGAGAGTGTCAAGAACAAGACCACCAGGATTTACCGCACCGACCATATTACCACTGGTCCCTGAAGTCGGTACACCTTCAACTGGAAACATGTTTGGAGATACCATCTCTTGCATCCAGTGAGCACCTTGCTGCTTAGAGACGTACCTTTGCTTATTAATGTTCATTTAACTGTAACCTCCGTTACTAAATAGAGCAACAACTCATACTTCTCACCACGAGAAGCAGAAACGATTACTCAGTCGAGACAAGATTATGAGGGATCTTCTACTTCCGTTTTGATTCCTTTACCTTCAATAGAGTATCCCGTAATATCTCCCTTTTTGATCTCTTTCCAGAGCTCGGCATCATAGATCTTCGTGGACTGTACCCAAGACCCCTTAACCACAGTTTCGTCGCCCAGAGTAAAATCTTCTGGCGCAACATAATTCTCAATAATCGCAGTCTGTGGCTGCTTCGCGTTATTATGTCCCACATTGTGAGGCTCCGCTTTCAAAAGGGCTAACTGCTCCATGAACTTTACATTGGCTTTCCATATCTCTTCCTCAGTAGTAAAGTCATCATGTGCATCTGTAGAAGCGATCTCGAAGCCGCTATCAACATCACCTTTCGCAGTCGGCTCCATCACGACGCCAGTGATGATCTGTTCTTCATCATCTATCGCCTTGATTACTACCTCTCTGGTGAAGGTACTCTTTGATTCTACGACAGTCATTGATTTAGACTTATTATCATCTTCATCTCTATCGGTCGTTGCCTTATAATTACTCGATTCTTCAGAATGCACAGAATGAGGACGTTCTTTACCGTTTTGCCAGATATCTACTTTCAAGATATCCTGACAAATACCAGCAACCTGCTTGAGGATACTTGACTTAGCTTTTGCTACTTCTACGTCGATATTGGGATCTGCCATCTTAGTTACTCCGTTAGCATTTCTAAAAGCTGTTTTCTCGGCTTCCTTTGCCGAGTTACCTTGCTTCTTCTCTCTATTATATGTCGCGTTCCACACAGCCATCCATTTCTTCTTCTTACTAGAAGGAACATGACTGGGAACTTCGGAAACACTTGAATAAGGCATCTTATTCCCTAGATCATCACACAGGCACCGACAGTAGCCGTAGCTGCCGCGTCGGCAATTACTACCTGAACTCGCCATTTTCTAGGTACAGGAAAAGCTATTGATACATTAGCCGTCTCACTAGCTATACCAGGATGAATAGCTAAAGTAGCTGACCCAGCAGCAGTAAGCTGCGCTATTTCACATCCAGGCAGGTCATAGTAACTACCAGACGCAACATCTTTACCTTGAACCTTGAGATCGAAGGTTTCTGTGCCTAGATTCGTCAGGATAGTTAAGTCCACGTGGATAATTACCCCACGCCCGGAAGCATTAATTTGGTCCGCAGAGTTGACTGTCCCTGCGGCTTCCGCTGCAAGTGTCAGCACTGTTGTATCTGCATTCACTAAAGGACGAGGAAAGTTCTTTGTAGCCATTAATTATCTCCTGAGATTCGCCGTGATATTACTATGCACCATCTTATCGTAATATCGACACGTTTCCTTAAATATTTTTAATGCTGCCCATTATTGCCATTCCCGTTACTATTCACTCCAACCACAATCTTATTGACCCTCCGCATCTTCTCTACTGCGCGACCTACCTTTATACATAAATAAGCCTCGGATATCTTGAGCTTATTGGCAATAACCTTCTGAGTATAACCACGCACAAAATGGAGTTCGAGAATTATTTGTTCTTCGCGCGACAGACTACATACCTTGAGAGTACTCATCTCGGTAGATACTTTAGTAGCGTCTGCTGCTTGTCCTCGATCACTGCAATAACACTCAACATCTGGAAAGATAGGAAGGTAACGACGATTGATAATAGCATGACGCCGAACAAAGTCCCTCATTGAGCCAAGTATTTTAGGATAGATAAATGTCGCAAAAGAAGCTCCAGATACATGGCTCTCGTCCCACCTATCTAAGTTATTCATAATACAGAGCAGACCTTCCGAAACCAGATCATCTCGTTCTATATTAGACGGTAATTTACCGATTACCCTGGCTAGAGCAAATTTGATCTGCGAGATTCCAGATGCAATTAGTACAGTCCGCTCTTCTTGATTCATCTAGTGATCAACGCAAGGCACCTTTATTTTAGAAACCAATACTTTATCTGCTGTGATAGTCGCAGCAATCTTGACTTTGTACTTCCCTCCGTCAGCTAGTGACTGTAGAATCACTTCAACCATTGTGTCATTAGTGCCTTCGCCTGTAGTAATACTCGTACCACGAATTATAGTGCTCGTAACATCATTTCCGTCGCCATCTTCAGCAGTTGTCGTGTCAGATGAGATATCCTCAGATGTCTCCATCTCATCGAAGAAGTCCCAGCTTACAGTAATTATCTCATCAGGCTGAACAATATCCGTTTCAGCCCATCCCTTCGCTTTTATCTTCTTAGTTGCCATACTACTAACTCATCCCCTCGTTACTGGACTTAAAACCTTTTATTCTATCTTTGGAACTGAACTCCAATATTCTATCCACCGACAAGAATATCCACTTACGCACACCAGGCACAATCGTCGTATCTATTGCGGCAACGTCAACTACTGATATGGACAAGCCATCATTCGCAGCAATTACAGCTACTAAATTCGCACTCTCTACTAATGATATATCGAGAGTATCTGTCCGCGCGAGGAAGAGTTGATTATTAACTGATTCGCCTAAGGCTATACTTAGGAGATCAGACCTCTGGAGAATAGACAAGAGATCAGATGCTTCAGCAACTGACAAACTCAAGAGATCAGTAGCAGAAACGGCAACTGTTATGTCTGTGGCACCTTCCGTCACACCAACATTTATTGTATCAACAGCATCAAGGGCGGCCAAGATATCAGCTTGCTCAGCAAAAGATATATCAATTGTATCAGAAGCAGCTGCATCACCAAATATTGAAAGTGCCTCAGTTAGAGAGACATTTAGGATGTCAGAGCGAGCTAAGAGAGCTGTGATCTCAGAAGCAGCTTCCACAATGCTAACTGTTATTGTGTCTGTCCCTGCCTTAGCAACAATATCACCAGCTATTTCAGAAGCCTCAACTAGTGAAACAGTAAGAGTATCCGTCCTAGCAATAGTTACTAGAATAGACGCTAGCTCAGTTAGAGATATATTGAGATTGTCTGTTCTATTTAGGAGGGAAAGAACAGAAGAAACAGTCTCAACTGTCGATATATCTAACTGATCTGTCGCTGAAACAGTAACACCTACACCAGCAGCTTCGGATATTGAAATCGAGAGGATATCCGTTACTGAAAGAGAGGCCAAAATATCTACATTTTCGCTTAGTGATACCGCTAGAGAATCAGTCCTTAATAGAATGCCTAAGATGTCAGGCGCACCCTCAGTTATCCCGACATTGAGAGAGTCAGAAGATGCAAGAGCTGCATAGAGTTCAAGTACGCTTTCCGTTAAACTTACACTTAAAGAATCAGAAGCTGATAGAATTACTGCAAGAGTGTCAACTACATCTGTTAGTGATAGAGAAAGAGTATCTGCCCGTGAGGAGCTAGATAAGATAGTGACGAGTTCACTCAAGGAGATAGATAGAGAATCTACGCGATCTAGTTGAGCAATTATGTCAGGCGTACCTTCAGTGATCCCTACATTTACAGAGTCAGTGCGAATAAGGACAGCAGATAAGTCAGAAAGCGCGTCTACTAAAGAAACAGATAGGGAATCGGCACGATCTAATGCTGCTAAGAGATTGACAACTTCGCCTACAGATACAGATATTGTGTCAGCGCGGGATAGTGTAACTAAGAGATCATCTGTTGCATCTGTTACTGAGACTGAGAGAGTATCGGAGCCAGCTTTCTCTGTAGGCCCTCCAGCCGCTGCCGTGTACTCGATATGGAGTTTCGGTGCAGCCACCCCAACATCTCTCGGCCAAAAATAACCATCGGCATCACCGTCATCATAGCCCAGGTAAACCATTGCCGCACCACTGGAGTAATCATAGGCGTCGATTAACTCCTGTATGACGGTTTTCAATTCCGGGCTATCTTTGTATGCGTTAATCCCTATGTCATCATCAGACCAATTGACATATGCCGTAGTCTTTGCTCTATCTGTAATATCGTTGGTCGTGGTTGAAAACGCAGCAGGAGCCGCCGCCTTTTCAAAATAGATGTCCACGTCTGGATCGTCATAACCAGCATTGTATGGATACCAGGATGTGTAAGCAGCATCTATTGTGGCACCGTCTGAGATTGTCACCTCAAATCGAGCGGCGCCATGTTGTGACTTGTTATGCTTGACCCTCCCGTTGGTTGTGACTATTACCCCACCCGTTGATATTGTCTGATACGCATCGGCGGCATCGGCGGCCACATCATAATCC